CCTATCAGAGATGCGGCAAGAATAATCCTTTCCTATCAAAAATCAAGTGGTTAAGGTGGAAGGGGTTACGTTTTGGTTCCCACCCCTTCCAAGGGGACTTGTGCGGATCATCCGCAAGAATCCCGAAGGATTACTTGCGCGACTTGCGACCCTTGCGTGCTTTGCGTGCCATGAGGACACTCCTTTGCGACGAGCCACCTGTTTGAAAGGGAAGGCAGCTACACCCTTTTCCTGACTAAGGAACTCAAATCATACTAGGTTCTGCCCAAACGTCCAGAAGTCTTTTTCCCTGCCCGAGTCGAGGCTTTCAGCGTGTTTGCCCGCTGCAACTTGCCCAGGTCATCACCCTTCTTGAGGTTCTCGGTGGTGACTCTCGGTTGATCTGCTTTTGGTGCGGTTTTGTTGGTTGCCATGACTATCCCTTTGCGACCTTGAGGTCAGGTTTTGCGCCCTTCTCGGGAGCGGGTGCGGGCGGGAGCGCGGCGGCTTTCTTCTCGCGCTCCTTGAGCCTGTCCTTGAGCAGTTGCTTCATGGGCGGCTCGACCAGATCAAGCAACGATTCCTTGTCGATGACCTCCGCCTTGAACAGGCTGAACGCAAGTTCCTTCGTGTCCTCGGTAAAGATCGGGGAGTTGGAGTGAGCGTCAACCTTGACAACAAAGTCGTTGGTGAATTGCTTGGCGATAAACGGAGTGCCCTCAGAGTCGGTGAAGTGCGTGGGGTCGTAGACTTGCATCAATTTGAGATAGAGTGTCGCTACTTTTTCCAGACTGTCTTCGACAATGAGAGCACGTTTTTTTGCCCTGCTTGAACCAAGCCGAGCGAGTTGGGATGCGTGACCGGATGAACGAACGCCGGACTCGCCGCGTCCAGACAGCACGTTGTTGATGCCCGACACTTCCATGAACATGGCATCAATTTCGTGGATCACTTCAAAAATATCGGGGGGCATTTCTGGCGAGAGGGAATCGACCTTCGCGTTTGGCATATCGGTTGCAATCATCGAACCAGCGCGGTTCATCGCAAAGTATTTCTCTTCCGCTATGCCGCTGAACCCTGAAAACGCTTTTGGCGGGTTCACTTGCTTCGATAGCAAGTCCTGAATCTCCGTCATGCGGTTGTTGCGAACCTCTTGCAGCATCACCAGTTTTTGGCATTCGGATTGCCCCCAATAGTAGTTGGGCAGCGGGTCGGGACAAATTTGCACAAATGGTTGTTCGCCCTTGAGGAACAGGCTTGATCCTGGGCGGTCATAGATGACAACATCAGGGTCGGCAAACGTAACGCATTGGTAGTCCTGCGTTTCGTCATCCCACAACCACAGTTCCCGCATTTCAATCGTGTCTTCCGCGACCTGTGCGCGGTAGCGATTTTCGCCAAACAAATCCATGTTCACGTTGCCGTAAATCACCGGATTGGTGGCGGACATAATAATCCGCGCCACACCGTCACCGCTGTTGTCGCTCGTCATGCGCGGCGAGGAACTGATTTGCTTCACAATCGACTCTCTGCGCGGGTTGCTGTAGAGCCGCGCAAAAAGGTCAGAGCGAGTCATGTAATACCGCTGGCAGAATGCCTCTTGCCTGTCGGTGTACGGAGTATCTTCCCGCAACACGCCCAAGGACCCCGGCTCGACCATGTAGGGGTGGATGCCCTTGTTGTAGACCAACTTGATAAATGAGGTGTTGTAGACCAGCGCCCAGGTAAGGGCGAGGGAGAACACTTGGTCTGCGTTGGAGTTCCACCACTCATCGTTAAGGGCGGAGGTCAGCGTTGGCGACTTGCGGTGTTCGATATGATCGACAGATGCGCCAAGCGAAAGCGAGAACCGGGTTGACTCTGCCGAGTAGAGAAAACTCGTCAGTTGGTCAAGGTGCGGGTTGATCTTGTTGAAGAGCGCCGGTGGCGTGTTCGGCGCTGACCCAAAGAGATAGTACGACTTGAGGGTTTCATAGTCGCGCTTGCGGTCTTCCAAAGATGTCATGCACTTCTGCATGATGTCCCGATAGAAATACTCCCGCTCTTCCGCTGCTTTGGGGATAATCATTTCATGTCTTTATCTTCAGATTGTCGGGGTCCCGGAGAGTCGAGGACGGGTCTGCAACCGGACCATTATTGATCCCCGCTGCCCGTGGAGTCAAGCCAACGGCTTCGTCCTTGACGGGTTTGCCGAACTGTCCAGACAAAACGGTCTTCAGGTCAAAATTGGAAAACATCCCTTTACCGTCCCCGCCGCCCCAGATGGCGGAGTCGCCTGGGCGCGGCTCTCGCGGGGCGGGAGAGTCTATTGCTGCCTTGCCTTTGCGTTTGCGGGGCGCTTTCTTCGTTGCGTACTTTTCTGCTTCTGCGTAGGCTTTTTCGGGGAACTTGTTGTTGCGGGAGAGGTAGCCCTCTTGATGCTCACCTTCGCGGGTGGACTTGATGTTGGACATTCCAAAGTCTTTTGCGAGTCCGGCAATGTTCTTGTCGGTGGCTTTTGTCTTGGCTGAAACAAATCCCGGACTCTTGAGAAAAACCGCGAGAATAAATTCACCTTCGCACCCCTCTGGACAAACTGGTTTGAACCCCTCAAAGAACCCGTGGCATTGGCACTTGTAGTCACGCAAAATTCTGCTTGCCATCATTATCCCCTTCTAAGTTGCTCGTCAATGGTTGGATCGTAATCCGCCCGATTCCTGATGCCTATCTTCAACTGAATGCGCCCGTCCTTGAGTTCGATGCCATAACCCTTTGCCAACCTTGGTTTTGCATCCCTGCGGTAGTCGGGGTATAGCGTCCTGTCGCGCCGCTGCATGATGACGAAATCCCCGGCTCTCCAATGCTGGTACGCCTTGCTTACCCTGCGCTGGATTATCTCCGTCAGTTCGCGGTCCTTGGCTACGAATATCCTGTAGAGATAGGCGCGTGTCATGCCCGCCATCTCGCAGAAATGGTCGAGCGAGATGCCGCGCTTTTCGTCGGCAATGAATCGCGGGATGATGCGCCGCAGTTCAGCCTTAGTGAGGACCGTTTGCGCCATACATGCCAATCTTTCTGAGGTAGTCGGAGACGTTCTTTCCTACCGCCGCTTCGTCTGGACGCGCCTCGTCGCGCTGGCGCGATACGTTGCGTGTGATCCGTCTTGCAATGAGTTGGGGTTGAACCTGTTCAGCGAAAGCGGCAGCAGCAAGCGCAGACGCGATAACGCGATCATCCTTGTTTCGTCCCGATGCTTCAATGGAGCCTCCGTCACGAACCACCGTTTTCATTTCATCAATGGTATCAACGTCCTTGATTTCCATCATGCGCCGCTCAAAATAGTCTTTCATGTAGGTGAGCATTCGTTCCTTGGTTGCCGTTGTGGTGAGCCACCCGATGCTTGCGCTCATGCCGCCGAGGGAATCGTTCTTGCGCCAGATGTAGTTCTGCATGGAGCCGAGGACGTTGAGCAAGTCTGCGCCCATCTGATCCCCCATGTTGGCAGCTTGGCGCTTCAGGTTCTTGAGTTCGTTGATGACTGCTTGCCCAGGACCGTTGACCTCAAGGTTGAGTGTCGAGTTGCGGTAGGCTCCCGCGAGGTGGGCAACGACCCATGCGAACTGGTAGGTATTCATTTCGCTTGTGGCAAAGGCTGCGACCTCTTCAATCCCGTCAGAGTAGGCGCGAAACACCTTGATGCAGAAGCGGTCTGCCCAATCGCTTGATCCGTAGGCGGGATCAGCGCCTATGACGTAGAAGGCGCTATCGATTGGTTCTTCCCAAATCTTGAGGGTGGCGAGGCGCTCGTTGGAGCGGACCACTTCCGTGTCCTGGAAGTTCGCACCCATGACGTAGCGATAGAAGTCGGGGCGCAGTTTCTTGGCATCCTTCATCGCGTCCGTGCAGCGGGCGTTGGAAAAGAAGGATGTGCCGGACAGGACGAAGGCATAGTCTTCGGTGGGCGGGAATTCCTGGTACATCAGTTGTTCGTCGCGGATGCCCTCTTCCGACTTCCAGCGCCACCATGCGATCTGTCGCGAGTTGATTTCAAAGTCATAGAGTTTCTTGATTTCTTTGACCCACTCTTTTTCCTCGGGCTTGAGTTTGCCATCCCAATAGACCTTGTACACATCCGACTCGGGGTTAGCCATGTAGAGTTCGTTGCGCCACCATCCGCAGAAGATAGCCCGCTGTGTGCGGGCGCGTTTGGCGGTCATGTACATATCATGGAACATATTGAATCCACGGGCGGTAGACTCAAAGATATAGAGCCTCTGCGGGTTCGTTTCCGCAAGCGAGGCAAGCAGGGATGCCAACCCTTCCTCGTCGCCCCAGGAGGACGTTTCCGTGCCGTGCAGGACGGTGATTGCCTTGCCCCGCCCGAGCGTTCCCTTGGCGCGTAATCCCGCGACTTGATAAAACAATCTTGAGCGGTTTTTCAGCGATAGCTGAGTGCGGTTGTGGGCTATCAGGGGAATGCGATATTCCTTGGGCAACCCCTCCATGTACATGGAAAGCGTCGAGCGGAACATATCCCGGTTCTCTTCCGTGTCCGTCACAAGACTGCTCTGCAAGCCGGGGTTGGTAAAACTCCAGTAAAGATCAAGCGCAAGAGATACGGTGGTGATGCCTAGCTGCCGCCCCTTCAGGATAACGAAGTGATGAACCCCGTCCTTCAGCCCCTGGGCAATCTCGTTCATCACATAGGTCTGCGTCCCGAGAAGGTGGGTCATCTTCACCAACCCCTTCTCTTTTGTCTCTATCCGCAACTGATTGCAGAAACGGTAGAAGTTCTGAAGATTGAAGTTGCTCACTCCGGCTTGTCCTGGAAAAGAACTTCCCCGTTGGGACCCACCAGTTTGTCATCTTGCCATGTCGGTGCGCCCTCGCCAGCCCATTGCGACTCGGCAGAAAAAGATTCGTGATACGGGGTTTTCCAGACATCAGGGTAATGCAACGATTGCGTTGCGGGATTCACCCCTGACGTTGCCCGTGGATCACCCTGTTGCAATGCTTGCCAGAATCCGCGCATATCGTAATCGGCGGTCTTGTCATTCGGATTGAACGGCACGTTGTTTGCCTTCACCCATTGCAAAAATTGCTGATCCTGCTCCGGGGACAACTGCGCCAACCCGGTTTGCCAATCAGGTTTTGCATACGCCATGTTTCTCGCGTACACCTTCTGCACCTGTTCCTGGCGCAACATTTCCAGCACATCGTTTATGTCCATCATTCCTCCCAATGACTCACCCGATTGCGTATCTCGGCAACCTTCGCAAGGCTCACAAGTTCACGCACCATCAGTTCAGAATACTTCCGCTTCCACTCAGCAACAAGCCTACGCTTCTGTTCAGCAGTCGAACAGTCAACCGCCCGCCTCATCTCGTCACGATAACGAACCCGGCTTTCCCTTAACCCGTCAATGCAATGGTTTACGCTCGTCATACTCAGCTATCACCGCCTTAAGGTTCTGTATCTCCAACTGCGCCGCACTCAACATCTGCGTCGATGTCGCGTGTACCCGCATGAGTTCAGCAAACATGGCTTGCTTGTCCATGTTCCACACCAAATCCAAATACCGCCGCCTCTGAAACTCGTCAGGAGTCTCAACAAGCGCCTCATCACCACTCACCCTCATCTGCTCACTCATGCCGTTCTCCAGACCCGCACACCATCATCAACTCGACGAGAGATGAACTTCATCGAAAGACGACGACCCTTCCGCCAGTTCATGTTCGCAATCGTCTGAATATTCCCACCCTCAACAAAGAATGAATCCCCTACCTCCATATCATCATAAGGATACTTGGGCTTACTCGCAGGAATCGCTACCCTCTTATCAATCTCAATACCCATCACTAATCCCCCAATAATCAACATACCAAGAATAGCACAAACATGAAAAATCCCCGGGGGGAGCAATGAAAGGGTCTCCCCCCTAACAGTATCCATGCCCAGGCCGAGCACCATCAGATACAGCTAATCAATAGATACTAACTATCATAAGCATATATCTATTAATGCCCATGTACCAATAGCTTGCATCATGCTCTGCTAAGCATGGCTGAGGGTAAGGATTACAT